AGCATGAAACTATAACCGAGGAAAAAAGGAAGCAATCCACGCTATATTCATTAAGACCTTTTTAATATAGGAAAAACAAATGAAACATGATCCAGTAGATAGACCAAAACATTACAATCAAGGTGGCGTAGAGTGCTTAGATGCAATTGAAGCCGCTCTTACACCTGAAGAATTTAAAGGGTATTGCAAGGGCAATATCATTAAGTATGTATGGCGCGAGAACTTTAAAGACCAAAACATACAAGATTTAAAGAAAAGCAACTTTTATTTAAACAGGCTAATTGACAAGCTTGAGAACTTATAAACAGGATTTATTACAGATATAATTTGTAAATGGCAAACATAAAAAAACAAATAAATAAAGATAAATTGATACAACAAATTAGCGCAGGCAAATCTAGCAACGATGCAGCGCGTTCATTAGGAGTATCGCAATCAACGGTTATGCGTAAGGCAAAAGAGTTAGGTCTTACGTTTAAAGGTAAATCTAATTGGAGAGACCAATGAGTGCTGTAGAGTTAAGAATTATAAGCAATGAAAAAGATTTAAAACGTAAGATGAATCTCTTTCAACGCAAACATTTCCCAGTAGCTGCTGCTAATGCTTTAAATGAGATAGCTAGAAAAACAGCCAATGCAGAAAGAGCGCAATTGCAAAAGAAATTAGATAGACCAACACCATTTAGCATCAGGTCTATCAACTACTTCAAGGCAAAACCAAATGATCTATCTGCATTGATATTTATAAAAGATATAGCAGCTAAGTATCTGCATTATCCATTGTCAGGTGATACAGAGGTTGTACCAAACAGAAAGCTAGTGCCAGTTGGTGACGGCAAAGGAGCTGTTAATAAGTTTGGAAACATTACAGGTCTAAAAAATAAATCAGTAGATAAAGCACAAAACAAATTTATGACTAAAAATCATCTATTTAAAAAACAAGGCAAAACTACAAAGCTCTTAGCTGTTTGGAAAGAAACAATTAAACACAAAAAGTTTATGGACTTTTTTGCAATTGGTTTTGCGGTTATTAAAAACAATTACGACAAAGAGTTAGATAAGCAAATTAAGATAGCAATTAAGAAATGAATGTAGCCATCGACTATGACGAAACCTACACGCTTGATCCTACAGTATGGAACAAGATAATAAATTTATTATTAGAATCAGGACACAATGTTTACTGCGTAACAAAACGCTATGAAGCTATAGCTGATGATATTAAAGCAGCGTTAGATATTCCGATTATCTACGCAATGCGCTCAAAGCTTGAAGCAGTCAACGCAGCAGAGATTTCAATAGATATTTGGATAGATGATAAGCCACAGTCAATAATACCCTACAACAAACCGCATAAGAATGCGCCTTTCAGGGGTATGGGGCTATGACTAGGTTCTTTCTAGCAAATGTACAGCACGCAGGTTGCGAGCGCGAATTTTTTTTAGATGAAGTTTTGCTAAACCAACCTTATTTT